GGCGTGGACTGGCGCGGCTACATCGCCACGGACACCATGACCAAGAAGCAGCAGGCCATGAACAAGGGCGACGAGGCCCTCGTGAAGGTCTTCCAGAATAAGCAGAACAAGCTGATGAAGTCCATTCGGAACAAGTTCGCCGGCGAACTGTTCAAGGATGGAAACGCCACGGGCCGCGAAAACGCGATCCACGGCCAGGAAACCTTCATGGGTGCTGGCACCGTTCAAGCGGGCGACCGAGTGGCGCAGCCGTCGGACGTCTACGACATCACTTCGAAGTCCACGGCGGTCGGAACCTACGGCGGTTCGTGGTCGTCCAACCTCACCACGCAGCCGAACTCGACCATCGCCACCGACTGGCCCGACGGCCAGGGCGACAGCGAGTACGACTTCCTCAGCCCGAAACTCATCAACACCTCCAGCACGGCTTGGGGCACCGGCTCCACCACCTGGGAGGCCAATGCGTGGCGGGCCATCAGTCAGGGCATCACCTGGCTGACGACCACCGGCGGCGAGGATGGGCGCCCGAGCCTGTGCTTGCTCTCGACGGACCTGTTCCAGGGCTACAAGAACGCCCAGGAAGTCAAGACGCGGATCAACGTTCCGCACAAGGAGTCGCAAGACCTCGGCTTCGGCAACGTGCTGAACGAAGACGGGTGCGCCATCCAGGCCGACTTCGATGTGCCTGCCAAGACCGGGTACATCATGAACCTGAACAACATGGAACTGCGCAGCCTGTTCCCCGAGTTGTTCTGGATCGAAGGCCCGGACAAGGACCCGCGTACCATGTGGTCCTACCTGTGGGGCACCGGGTTCTACGGCAACGTGGTCTTCGAGCCCAAGCACTTCGCCAAGCTCTACCCCTACGCCTAACCAAAACGAGCATTCTCCAGACGGCCGGGAGAATAGACGAAAGCGGTCGAGTTCTCTTTCTGAAGGAGCTGAATGATGGATACTGTAGCGGGGCTCCCTAAGCGGGGCCAAACCTATCACGGCGGCACGCCCTCCAGCTACACGCAGTCTGCGGGGCTGGAAGGCCACGAGAAGGCGTTCCCGGACGAAGTTGCCGGCACGAGCGGCAACATGAACACGCGGCGCAGCGACCGGAAGGTCTACTGCCGCCTGGTCCGAAACACGGCCGGGTTCGCGTTGCTGCCCAAGCGGACGGTGACGTGGGAGTCCGGGTACTGGGGCAAGCGGGTCGACGGGTACGCTCGCACCACGGCAGCCGCCGTGGCCGGAGTGGTGGACCCGTTCCTGCCGGCCGCGGGCGTCGCGGACGACGACCTGTTCTGGCTCGTTCGCAAAGGGCCGTGTCTGTGGAAGACCAGCCTGTCGGACTACAGCTCCGACATCGCCGAGGGCGACTGGCTCGTCGCCTTGACGGCGGCCACAAGCGGCGCGACGACCGCCGGCCGCGTGGGAGCCATCGACCTGACGGGCGCGACGGCCGTTCTGGGGGGCCAGATCATCAACCGGGTTGGCCGGGCCATGACCGCCAAGCTCACCACCGCCACCAACGCGGACCTTCTGGTGGACCTGGAACTTATGTAAGCCTCTTCTGGAACAGTTGTGTTTTGGCAAAACCCAACTGGGGTCGCAGCCCCTCCCAGCCGTCCTGGGAGGGGCTCTTTTATGCGCTCTCGTCTTGACAGAACCCTGCCGCCGGGGGTAGGCTGCTGACGTAACGTGACGCGACGACCCCAAGCTAGGAACTGCCAAACATGGACTTAGCACGTCTGAAAGACTTTCCCTTCACGTCCGTTCTGGACATCGGAGCCAACGTCGGCAACTGGACCCGTGAGGCCATGAAGCTCTGGCCTGGCGCGGAGTTCCACATGATCGAGGCGAACGAAGGGTGCCGCCTGCACCTGGAGGCGGTCGGTTGCAGTTACGACATTGCCCTGCTGGGCGCGATAGCCCAATCCGGCGTGGCGTTCTACGACAGAGAGGACAATTCGGAAGTGGGGTCGGTCCACCGCGACACGACCGGCATCCACGACAGCGCCGCAGTCAGTCGGCTGAATCAGCATACACTGAGCGAGCGTCTCGGCCCGTACCGCAAGTTCGATCTCATCAAGATCGGCACCCAGGGGTCCGAGTTGGACATTATGCGGGGCGGGGAGGAGATCATTCGGAAGGCCCGCTGCGTCATCGTGGAGGTCTCGGACAAGCCGTACTACGAAGGCGCGCCGCTGGCCCCGGAAGTCCGGGAGTACATGAACGATATCGGTTTTGGGTTCTGTGCGGAAGTCGGCCGGAACCCGGCGATCGACCAGTACGACCTCGCATTCTTCAAGACGGAGGCGGACGCGGCGAAGGTGTCGCCGGCGAAGGTGTCGCCGGCCAAGCTGGACGTGATGATCGTCCTGTACTGCTACGCTGGAAACGGGGGCGTGGCAACGGTCTTGCCGGAGATTGCAACGTGGCTCGCCAAGACCGTCAAGCGCGTGGACAAAGACCCGCGAGTGGGACGGGTGGGGGTGGTGAAAGCCGGCGACATCCCGCTCACGATGGTCCGCAATTCAATGGTTCGCAAGGCCGTTGACGGCGGGTTCGACGCGATCCTGATGATCGACAGCGACAACGTGCCGGACTTGTACCTGGGCCACGACCCCGACGCCAAGTCCTTCTGGCAGACATCGTTCGACTTCCTTTACGAGCGACACCAGCGAAACTTGCCCACGGTGGTCTGCGCCCCGTACTGCGGCCCGCCTCCGCATCCAGTCAATGGCGGGGCCGAGAACGTGTACGTCTTTCACTTTGCTGACACGGAGTCCGACGCGGGTGGTCTGCAAGGGTTTTCGATTGAGGCGTACTCGCGGGACCACGCGGCGATGATACGGGGCATCCAGCCTATCGCAGCCGGCCCGACAGGGTGCATCCTCTACTCGACAGACGCCTTTGCGGTCATGCCCGTCCACAACAAGACGGACGAAGAAATACTGCAAGAGGTCGCCAAGGGAGAGATTGGCACTGAGCGTGCGAAGGCCTTGCTGCGAATGCAGAGCTACTTCTGGTACGAGTACACGGACGGCTACCAGACGAAGAAGGCCAGCACGGAAGACGTGACAAACACCCGCGAGATCAACCTGGCCGGGATTCAGAAGTACGGCGAGCCCATCGTGTTCTGCAACTGGGACGCATGGGCCGGGCATGTCAAACCAAAGGTAGTCGGAAAGCCTAAGCCGGTGGTGGTGGAGCAGGTGAGCGAGCTTCTTGCCGAAGCTATCCGCAAGGACCGACATGCCGGCGAAGAGATTCGCGAGGTGGACTTCACGGCCGACGGAGTGGAGGAAAGCGAACCGCCTGGACCGCCTGAACCGCCGCCGCCCGAGACTTCGCTTGAAGAAGAGAGCTACGAGCTTGCCGCAGAGAAGCCTGTCGCCAACAAGAGAATACTGGGGGCGATGTTCACCGGCCCGACGACTTCTCCCGAAGACTGCCAATCGCTCCGCGACGCCATGGAAGCGTTCAAGGCGGAACGTATCGTGGTGATAGGCGACAAAACAGGCGAAGTGTGCTGGGCCATCAACAAGCCCGTCTTTGCCATTGGCCTAAACGCGGCGAACGTGCGCAGCGACAAAGCAAGGGACTTGCTGAGGCCTATGCGCGAACAAGACCCGCTCAAGGCCGCCAGGGACATGGAACCGCAGGAGGTGGACGCCGTTGTCGTCAAGGCGTCCGTCCCCGCCTATCCCGACTGCGCCAAGGAATGGTTCGAGAAACACCTTAAGCCGGGCGGGCACATTGTGGTTGTCGGCGACGACGCTTTGGATAGCGATGCGTGGCGACACATCGAAGGCACGTCCCTGGCGTTTGCGAAAAAACCATGACACGCAACGACATAACCCACATTCCCACTAGTGCCATCAGCGGCGAGCAGGGAGCCTCCTCCAAGGAGATGCTTGATCGCGTGTACGAGCACCTGGGCGGCGTTGATGCCGTGGCGAAGAGGCTGGCGAGGGTCATCAAGCGGCTGTCCAATCGCAAGCCAATGCCCGCGTCCGTGGGGAACATGTTGATTTCCCTGTTGAAACTTCAAGAAGGCATTGAAGCGCGGCAGCGATCCGAAAGCATTTTGGAGTTGTCCACATCGCAACTCACCGAAGCACAGCACACGATTCGGATGCGGATTATCTCCACGGCCGTGGAAGACCCCGAAGCGCGAGAAGAGTTGGTCAAAATGCTGCGGAACCAAGGCGTATTGCCAAAGGACGTGATAACGCACGATGCGCCAGATCAGACTTGATGCAGCCCGATACGACGCCATCGAGGCGGTAAAACAGCAGCGAGCCAGGGAGATGCTGGCTGCCGTCCGCCCGTATCGCGACGCAGGGACTGGAGACAGCCAGGACGCCGTGTGCCGCTGTCCGGCCCCTGAGCTTTTGATTCGCGGCGGAAAGCGAGCGGGCAAAAGCGTCATTGCGTCGATGCTGTTCGCGGCGAGGGTGACGGGCCTGCCGATCTACGACATGGGCGGCAAAAAGATTCCCAACCCGTGGCCCGTGGCAACGCCGGACTACCCGCGAATCTATTGGGTTATTGGCTGGGACACGAAGCACATCGGGCAAACGATCTACCGACTGCTGTTCGAGAGGGGGCAGGGCGGCACGTGCCGCGTGATTCGCGACGGGTTCCGATGGAGGGCATGGAACCGGGCTGACCCACAAGACGCGGCCCGAGTCAACGAAAGCATGTTGTGCGAGCCTCTGATTCCCGAGCGACTCCTCGACGGCGTGCGGGATCAGGACGGCTATAACACGGCATTTGAGTGGGAGGATAAGAAAGCCCACCAGTTCAACAGCGTGCGGCTGAAGAACGGGGCGACGATCTTCGCATTTCCTTCCAGCGCCCGCAACCCGAAGCAAGGCGACGCCGTGTCCGGCATCTGGGTGGATGAGGACATCCAGTACCCCGGTCACTTGAAGGAATGGCAGGACCGCCTTACAGACGAAGAGGGGTGGTTCCTGTGGTCTGTGTGGCCGCACACACGCAACGAGGCGCTGCTGGAGCTTCTCAACCGCGCGTCTATGACGGAGACGGAGGAGAATCCGCAGGTCAAGGCGTTTCAGCTGGTGATGACGGAGAACCCGTTTTTGACGGACGTGGGCAAGGAGCAGTCGCTAGGAAGGATGGACAGCGAGGAGGACATCGCCCGCCGCAACCGTGGCGACGTGTTCACGGACACGATTGTCATGTACCAGTTCTCGCCCACGGCGCACCAGATTCAGCGGCCGAACGCGAGGGCGCTGACAACCCCCTACGACTATCCGCCCGCCCACTTGGCGCTACGGGCGATCTATCTTCGGCAGTTGGCGTTTCCACCCAACTGGACGCGATACCTGTCTATGGACCCGTCCCACACGCGGACGGCGTGTCATAGCTGGGTTGTCCCGCCTCCGGAGATCGAGTTCGAAGGAAAGAAGGTGCGACTGGGAAACGTCGCCATTGCGGAATGGGAATTGGTGGCCAGGCGATTCTCGGCAGGCCAGATCGCCAAGGCGCTGGCCGACCTGATGGGCGGGAACAGGTACGAGTCGTTCATCATCGACGATCACGCCGGGCGTCAAACGCACGCCGGGCGAGCGGACTCGACCAGGGACGTGTTCAGCGCTGCCTTCCGGGATCACAAGCTGATAAGCCGCCAGACATCCTACGGGTTCACTCCCGGCGTAGACGTGCGAAGCGTCCGGTTTCGCGCCGTCCGAAACTTGCTTCTGCCGCAAGAGAACGGTATGCCGAGCCTGTTGTTCGTCGAGGACCGCTGCCCGGAAACGCGGCGGGAGTTCGAACGATACAAGAAGAAAACCATCGCAAGCCACGACGGCATGGACGCGGTGCTGGACGAGCCAGCCAACCCACGGCTGTACGACTGCCTCCAGAGCACTGAATACTTCGCTGCACACATCGAGCCCCTGTTTATCATGGGCGCGGGGTACGTGCCGCCCGAGTCGTACAAGACGCACGGCAGCCTCGCCTATCGCATGGCGCAGAAGATTCTCGCGCGACGGCAAGAGGACGGCCAGGGGCCTGTTGTGCTTGGCGCGGGACACCAAGACTCGCCGTCGGAAAAGACTCCCCTTAGCTCCATTTTCAGTTAGGAGACCCCATGTCGCACGTTATGCCCATTGACTTGCAGCCGCTCCGGGACGCCATCCGGGACGCCGAGGAAGACCTGAAGGCCCCGCAGCCAACCCCGCCGGTCGGGACAGAACTGGTGTGGTACGATCGGGCGGAAAAAGATCCGGACGCCCAAGCGGCTGCGATTGTTACGCAGGTCGAGGGGGTGGGGAAGCTGAAGCTGGTCGTGTTCAAGCCCGACCACTACCCCAAGCATTACAAGGGCGTGCTGCACGTCGATCACGCAAGCCACCAGCAGAAACACAACGAAATGACGCTTCGCAACGGCGCATGGGACTACCCGGACCACGTTCGGATCACCAAGGGGCACTATGGCCTGCACGTCGCCATGCTGGAGAAGAAGCTAGCCACCGCGCGCCGGCAGCTTGCCGAGGCGGAGGAGATCAAGGCCAAGCAGGAGGCCGACGTTGCAAAACAGCCCCAGAAGAAGTAACATAAATCGCAGCGATCCCAGCGAATAAAGGTGCCACCTAGCGATGGACTACACCACCGTTGCGTCAGAGTTCCTGCGTCCGCTGGTCGCGTCCTGGCTGAACAAGATCGAGTTGTCGGCCAAGGGGGCCCGGGCGGAGTGGAAGGAGTGCGCGGACGAATGCCTTCTATTTTATAACCGCTCCGCCAAGGCGATGTGGGACCCGTTGCTCTCGAAGAAGTTTTGGACGGGCGTGAAGCTGCCCAAGTTCCGGGTAGCCATCAACAAAGCCTTCGAGATGGTGGCGATCTATACTCCGAACCTCATCTGGGAGGTTCCGCACCGCACCGTCGAAGCCCGCCGGAAGCCCATGGATCAGGACATGCTGAGCCTGGTGGCGAATGGCATGGGGCCGCAAATGGACCCACAGGTGGCCCAGATGGTCATGCAGCAGCTTGGCCAGCAGGAGATGCAGAGTCAGCAGCGGGACAAGGCACTTGAGTATCTCTTGGGGCGGTGGTTGAACTACACGCCCCGCGAGCAGCCTGGGGGAGG